AAGAAATGGTTGAAGCATTTGTGATAGCGAATCAGAATCTTTTAAAATCTGAATCTAAGGGTGCGTTGTCTATCCCAACGACTCCAGATGAAGAAGCTGTGGAGGTTGCCCCTGAATTTCCAGAGGTCCTTGAAATCCAAGCAAACATTACCAGAAGCAAGCGGAACGTGCTTTTGATGGAATGTGATTGGACGCAGGCGTCTGACACTCCGCTATCAGATGAGGTAAAAGCTTTATGGGCTACATACAGAACAAGCCTTAGAGACTTATCTGGCAATAGTAACTGGCCTTTTCTTGAAGATGACGATTGGCCTACTAAACCTTAGGCGTTGATTGGTATGGATAATATAAAACTTCCTATTGCTCTTGTGTTAGCTATGGCTGTACAGCTTGCAGGTGGTGTCTGGTGGGTATCTCAACAGGCAGCTACTGTTGCAAGCTTAGAAGAAACAGTAAGTCAGCTAGGCTCACGCATGGCTATTGAGGACAACATTAATCTTAAGCGTGACGTTGAAGGTAATGGTATAGAGATACAGTATGTCTGGGCTGACATAGAAGATCTATGGGATGAGCTTGCAGGTATGACTCTAGCTATTGGTGAGATTAATAAGATTAAGCAACGTGTAGCAGTTATAGAGAGTGAGCTACGGTACATCAACCGTGACCACAGAGACACGGCAAAGTAAAGTGATTGATCCTTTTACAGCTATGGCGGCTGCTACTACAGCGTACAATGGTATCAAGAAAGCTGTAGCTGTAGGCCGTGAAATCAGTGCTATGACTGGCGCAGTCTCTCAGTGGTCTAAAGCTGTAAGTGACCTAGACTTCTTGGAGGATAAAGCCAAGAACCCTCCTATGTACAAGATGTTTAGTGACAACCAATCTAATGCGTTGGAGATATGGTCACAAAAGCAGAAGCTCAAGGAGATGCGTGAAGAGCTTAAGGCACACATCTCTTGGACATATGGTCCTAGTGCCTGGGACGAGATAGTACGAATAGAAGCACAGCAACGCAAAGAACAGCGTGAGCTAGTCTATAAGAAGCAAGAGTTCATAGACAACTGTATTAATTGGGCTGTAGGTATTGCAGTATTATTAGCAGGTGCTGGTGCTTTAATATTAGGTATGTACTTCTTAGGTGTAAAACAAGGCAAGTGGTAGCACTTGACAAGTCCACCAATAAATGTTATAACTTAACTATCCTTTATCCAATAACTACAGGCGGTAAAGCACATGGGTCAAACCATAATAACTCCAGAAGAACTAGAAGAAATGCTTGACCGTGCTGCTCGTAAAGGGGCTAAGGAGGCACTGGCTTCTATTGGCTTGCTTGATGACTCTGCTCAGAAAGATATAGTTGAGATGCGTAGCTTGTTAGAGGCTTGGCGTGATACACGTAGGTCTATCTGGACAACAGCAATAAAAGTAACCACTGTCGCCGTACTGACGTTTATCGCAGGCGCAGTATACATGACAATGGATAAGTAAGGGCTAAAAAGATGGCAAATGAATTACGAGCTTTACCTAGTGGTCAAGAATACTATGTAGATTCTTCAGGTAATTTTGCAGGCTTAAAGACAGCAGATCTTGCAGTTAACGAGCTAAATAGCGTAGAAAAACTACTTGTAAGTTCACATGAGTTTACAGATAATGGTGACGGTACAGTAACTGCTCCTAATGGAGCCTTGTACGATGAAGAACAGGGTGGATACTACACTGAGACGGGTGCAAATAAAGTAGTAACTGGCAATGATTATACTGGCGCTGACAGTGGAATTAAAAAGCTTGCAGATTTAACCTTCTTGTCTCAGAATACAGGTGTTTCTACCCGTGTACTAAACAAAGCCTACGAGGATCTTGGAATAGACCCCAATGACTATATGAAGGCACATGAACTTCTTACAGAAGCGGGATACACCCCGGGTAGTAACGAGAATTTCTACGGTACTAACTCTGCAATTGATGAAGGCGCTAAGATACTCGCTGAGCGTTGGTTACAGATGCCTACTGAAGAGGAGATTATAGAAGCTGGCCTTGATCCAGCTAATGTAACTGTGACTAATAGCAACTTAGCAAACACTATTTACCTACAAGAACAACTGGCAGCTAAAGGTCTAACTTCATCTAATACCGCTGCAAGTGTAAGGACTGACGCTGCTGGAGCCCGTGCCGATTCGCTTGCAGACCTTAATACACGACTTGCTGATAACCCTTACTGGGGGGAAAAGATTAAAGCCACAGGTTCATTTGATAACGCTACCCTTGATATGACTGAGTGGGATCTTATTAAGAAGAAAACAGAAAGTGTAGGACGTACATCAGAAGGAACTTCTACTGCACTACCTGCTAATACGGGTGTGTTTGACTATGCCGCTGGTGAAAACGTCCCAGTACAGGCTGTGCCTCAAACGGTAACACAACAAGTCACACCTCCTAGCTATTACAATCAACCTCAGATTACAGCTAATACATCTATCAGCAACGAAGAAGCGGGTACTTTTAGTAAGCCCCTTCAGACAGCTGGACTTAGCGCTGTTCCTACTACTGCTACTTACAAGACTCACTATGCTGGTACACCAGGCTTAGTGGACCCTACCTTGTATGCACCTGTAGGTGGAGGTACAGGCGTTCAGCAGGTTATATACGAGAATAACTTAGGGCAAAGAATGACCGTCACAGAGATGAATGGTACTCCCACTACTTATGTACCACCAGGCTTTGTACGTAAAGGTACTATGCAAGAGATTGCTCAACAGCAAGCTACAGGCATGGCTCAAGGTGGTACTGTACGTGGCTACGCTGCAGGTGGACAACCGCAAGACCCTATGCTTGAAGCTAAGTATCGCATTGCTACAATGAATGGTTACAACGGCCCTAAGACTAACGAAGCCCTTAACACTTTCGCTAACGCTAGCCCAGCAATGACAGCTAAGTTCAACGCTATTGGTGCAGCTATGAACCGTGGCGGCTTAGCTATGGCTCAGGGTGGTAGTGTACCTAACCAAGCTATGATTGGGGGTCAACCTCACCGACTAGCTTACGTTAACCCTCAAGAAGAGGCTATGATGAAAGCGGCTGGTGGTACAGGCGCACCTTCTTATGGTGGTATCCCAGCTTACTTTACTATTGGTAATGCTTCTGAAGCAGGGGCAGGAGCTACCGTTACTGATCCTGCAACAGGCACTGTTTATACGTCTAATGGTACGACTTGGACTACTAATGCTGGCGTTGATGTAGGCGCAGGTTTAGGCGGTGGAGGTACAGAAGAGGGAACACAAGACCCCTTTATTGTACAGCAAGCACAGCGTACTCAGAACTTGATTACTCAGACCATGCAACCTACTCAAGCGCCTGTGTCTTACATTCAACCTACAGCGGCAGACTTTGTACCAGTAGACGCTGGACAGGCTACTCCTATCTCACCCTACGCTGAAGCTGCTACAGTAGGCACAGTACAACAAGCCAACCAACAAGACACCCCTACTGCACAGACCTACGATTTCGCTCCAGCTTACCAACAAGTACAAGCTGAAACAGCAGGACTTCAACCTGCACAGGGTGTTGTATCGGATCAAGCACAGGTAGCAGCGCAACAACAGACTACCTCTGCAATAACTGGTATGCAAGGCGCACAGGGTGTATCTACTGACATTGTAGCACCTGCCCCTAGAGAACCACAAACAGGGGAACTTATTGATCCTGTAGCTAACGCTGCTAGTGCTGCTGCTTTTACTGAGCAAGTACAAGCTGCAACTGCAACGCCCAGCGCACAGGCTACTGTACAGGGACAACTAGAAGGTCTTATGCAGCAGTTTGAGGGTGGTGAAACACCTGCATGGGCTGCAGGCTCTATGCGTACAGCTATGGCAACACTCTCTGCTCGTGGCTTAGGTGCGTCTAGCTTAGCTGGTCAGGCTATCATTCAAGCTGCAATGGAAGCTGCACTACCTATTGCTCAGATGGATGCTCAAGTACAGGCTCAGTTTGAATCCCAGAACTTGACAAACCGTCAGCAACGTGCTATGCTCTCTGCACAACAACGTGCTACCTTCCTAGGCATGGAGTTTGACCAGGCATTCCAAGCAAAAGTTCAGAACTCAGCACGTATTGGTGACATAGCTAACATGAACTTCTCTGCTGAGCAGAACATTGCTCTTGAGAATGCACGTGCAGCTAATACGATGAACCTTAACAACCTGTCTAACCGTCAAGCTATGGTGATGGCTGAGGCTGCTGCTCTGTCTAACTTAGACATGGCTAACCTTAACAATCGTCAACAGGCTGCAGTACAGAACGCTCAGAGCTTCTTGCAGATGGACATGACTAACCTGTCTAACGCTCAACAGACTGCTATCTTTAAGTCACAGCAGAACGTACAAGCTTTGTTCACTGACCAGGCTGCAGAGAACGCAGCCGCACAGTTCAACGCCACAAGCCAGAACCAGACAGATCAGTACTTCGCTAACCTACGTAGTCAGACTTCACAGTTCAACGCCTCACAGCAGAACGCTATGGATCAATTCAACGTCAACTCTGTGAATGCACTACGTGAGTTTAACTCTGAGATCCAGCAACAGCGTGACTTGTTTAACGCACAGAACGGTCTACTCATTGCTCAATCTAATGCACAGTGGCGTCAGACTGTATCGACTGCTAACACTGCAGCGCAGAACGAAAGCAATATGAACTTCGCTAAGACTATTAATGCTCTGACAGCTACTAACCTGGACGCCTACTGGCAGAAGGAGCGTGATGTTATGAGCTTCGCTTATGCGTCTGGTGAGAGTGCAGCAGATCGTATAGCTACTGTTCTTGTAGAAGAGTTAAAAGCTGATGCTCAAGCTGCGTATGCAGACGCTCAAGGATCTGGTGGATTATTTGCTACTCTTCTTAAGGGTGGATTGAACTACATGAGTGCCTCTGCTGGTAAAGGCATGATACTACGTTAAACAAGAAAGAAAAGACATGGCAGAGATTAGCTTAGCAGATGAGATCGTAGCACGAGCTACAGATATGCCCAGTATAGGGGGGCGTAGTAAGAGTGCTAGTGGTATCATGTCTCGTAAGGTCATTGATGCTGGCTCTGAGGACTACGATATACAGCAGTACATTAGTGACTACCTTGGTACTATACGTGAAGAGCGTACACCTATGACGTTTGATGCCTACCAAGCTGAAGATATTGATGCACGAGTAGACACTATGGATGCACAATTAGAACGTGGTGCTTTGTCTGAGCTTACAGGTGGTACGTACTACCAAGAGGATGGCGCAATAGCTCAGGGTAGTTATTATGATGTAGCTACTCGATTGTCTGGTGATCTTATGCGTGACTTTGATCTAACTAAGGAACAGGCAGCAGGTCTTGTTGGTAACTTAGCTTATGAGACTGGTAACTTTAAGTATGCTCAAGAAATAGACCCTACAGTAAAAGGTAGCCGTGGCGGGTATGGTATAGCTCAATGGACTGGACCTAGACGTAAAGCTTTTGAAAGCTGGGCAACTAGTCAAGGCTTAGACCTATCTTCTTATGAAGCTAACTACGGTTACTTAAAGAAAGAACTAAGTAGTAAGGATGCTGTCATAGGTGACATTGGCATGAACACTATCGCTAAGCTAAAAGAAGCTGGTACTGTTGAAGACGCTACAGAGCTTGTCAGTGATTACTACTTACGGCCTGGTAAGCCCAATATAACTAAGCGGTTGAGTAGTGCCGCAGGCGTATACAGTCTATTATAAGATAAGGTAACACAATGTCTGAATTATTAAATGCCCCTATAGCAGGTCAATCCCTTACGGATACTCCTAAGAACTACCCTTGGGAACGCCCAGCTGAGATCTCTGACCCACGTGAGGCTATCAAGTTTCACATGGACGGGTTAAGCTCCCCTGAGTCCCTCGACAACATAGTAGAGCTTATCCAGATGGGTGTCCCTCTACGAGCATTAGCTAAGACAGCTTTAACTACAGCACAGATGGAGGGTATCCACTCTGTAGATGTAAGCTTAATCATTGGTGATGTAGTGTTTGAGGAGTTAGTCTCTATCGCTGAAGAAGCTGGGCTAGACTACAAGACAGGTGATGAGCCTTCTGAGCTTGAAGCTAAAGAGAGAGAAGACAAGCTAGTTCTTGCAATGCTACGTAAGAAGCTAGACGCTCTGGACCCGGAGTCAGAAGATACTGGTGAAGAGATGATGCGCCAAGTAGAGACTATGATGGCTGAGCCTCAAGAAGAAGAACAAGACACAGAAGAAATGCCTATGATGGAGGCTCCCGTTGAGGAAGCACCACGTGGCTTGATGGCAAGGGGTTAATACTATGGCAGCAGGATTTATGGCAGGCTTCGGCTCTACGATGTCTAAGCTAATTGAAGATGATCGTGAGTACTACCGGGAGCTAGCCACAAAGAAGCGTGACTATCTACAGACTTACGGTACAAAAGCTGTGCTTGATCGTGATGAGAAAGCTAATGGCGCTCTTAGTGTCTTTAATACACTAGTCACTGCAGGTATACCCGAAGAAGATTTGCGTTACGTTTTAGATACAACAGGTGTGCCTGGGTTAGCTCAACTAAGCTCCACCCTTAAGAGCCGTAGTGACTTAACTAAGGCTGAGATAGCTGGCCTAGTAAAGAAGTCTAAGGACTACGTAGCAGAAAACCCTGACGAAGATATTAGTGACATTCTGCGTAGAGCTTATGGGCTTTACGAGTCTACAGATAAACCAGTAGAGCGTGAGGCTAATATATTCTCAGCTGTACTAGGGTTAGACTCTCGCATGATGGAACGAGAAGCGCTCAATGACGTATATATTGATGGCTTCAAAGGTACGGACCTTTATGCTATTATGGCTAGAGGTGGTCCTAAGTCTGGTGAAGCTCTTAGCTTGAACCTGCCTACTAAGCCACCCTCAACACAACTTCTTTCTGCGTCCTTTAAATCTCTTACTGATAAGTTTGAGACTTCTATTGATAGTAAGATAAGAGCTGCACAACGAGCTAACAATCCTGCGTTAGTAGAGAAGCTTGAGGGATTAAAAGGCCGTGGCGTAGAGGGTATATATGATTATGCTACACTACCAGAGATAGGTGATCCAACACTACTTGACTTCGCTAAGCGTATTGAGCTAGAGACACCGGGAGCAATATCACGTAACAGTATTTACTTAGGCGGTTTTACAAGTCAGTTTAATTCTTGGTATGGAGATCAGCAAGACGATACTAAGTTAAACGGTAATGGACAGCAGCTCCCGGCAGGGACTGGTGATACTCCAGTAGGGACATCAACCACTACCCCTGTCGCCTTTGAAACGGCTAGTGAATTTGATGCTGCAGTTGAGTCCGGTAGTATAAAGCCTGGAGTGCAAATTAAAATAGGAAATAATGCACCTCAAACTTTTAGTCCTCCCTCATCCTACAAGTACAAGAGTGCGGATGCTTTACCCCTAGAGGAAGATAACAGATCTAGGCTACTATCGGAGACTACAGACACCACAACCTTAGAAGAAGATAACAGGTCTAGGTTACTGTCTGAAGCTACTGCACCTGAGCCTGCAACCCCAGCTTCTGCTCAAGGTAAGGAGCACAGGGAACTTATTGCTGACTTAGGAGGTGCAATCTCTGAAGGCTGGGAATCAGGCAATACGCTTCTAGCCTCTTCAGATGCAGCCGGGCGGGGCGCTCTCTTTAACGGTATTGCAAACTTTGTCGATTACTTTGGTGCTTTAGCCTTTAACGATATGGAATCTAGTCCTCTTGCTGGTTCCTTGAGAGAAGCAGCTGCAGAGCAACAACAAAGAGCAGCAGAAATAGCAGCTGAGGGTTGGTCTAAATACATTGAAGATAAGACAGGACAACAAGTACCATACACTGAAACAGAAAAGGCTCAAGAGCTATTTGCTACTAGAGTAGCGCAGTATCCAATGCGACTCCCCGGCGAGACACCACAGGGGTTTATGATTAGGACAGGTAAGCAGCTGCCGGGTCCAGAAGTTTTAACTGGTGAACAGTCTGTGGAGCCTTTAGATATAACAGATTATAAGAGCACTATGAGAACCTTTATACCTCAGGTCTTATCTAAAATTGATCCTGGTCAAAACTATGAGAGAGACATCAAAGACCTTCTGTATGAGCTTTCGCCTTACGAGACCCAGGCGCGTGACTATAACAGTAGAGGTAGAACTACTATTAAAACCAAAGAAGACCTTAAGGACTGGCTTAAGCCTTACTTTGCTTCCAAAGGTATTGGTGTAGAGTTTACGCCTGAACAAGAAAAAACATTTATTGACGTAACCTTTGATGTATACCAACAGGTACAAGACATGAAGGAAGAGGGTATGTTACGCCGTGTTCAAGACCAAGATCGTCAGTTCTTAGCTGATGAGAATAACTACCCACAACCTATCACTGGTTTTGTAACGCCTGCTAAGACAGAAGAAGAGAAAAGACTAGAAGCAGAAATGGTAAAGGTAGATGAGTCGTTACGCCGTGTTCAAGATTTAGATCGTCAGTTCCTAGCTGATGAGAAAAACTACCCACAGCCTATCAGTGCAATGACTTCAGTAGACCCTCTGTCCATTAATACACGAAGTGATCTCATGTCTGCTATCGCTGATCGCACGGGTACAATGCCGCCTGATTATAAAGAACAGATGGTTTCTGCTGTAGCTACTATTAATGAGGCGCTCAAAACTTTTGAAGATAGCGTTAATGTAAAAACAAAAAGTGCTATAGACGCAGTGAGCATATCAAATATAAACGAATCTATTACTAATATAGTTGATCGTATGTTTGATACTGTTGTAGGTAACGAGACACTAGAAGATCGTATTATGAAGACAGAAGCTGGGCAAAACCGTGCTTACGCATTCAAGAAGTTACAGGATCAATTTGGTGCTCTTACCCTATTCCCTGAGCGTATCCCTGGAGATATAGATCTTGGACCTACTATGGGTGAGGTTGCTAGTGAATACTTACATAGTACACAGGATAAAATAAATGAGTCTATAGCCTCTGCCTTTAAGTCTTTACTATCTAAGATTGGTATCGGAAAGCCAGAGCCTTTAGTAACTAGACCACGGTAAGGAATTAAGATGTCTAAATATAGCAGCTACCTTACACCCATAGAAGAAGAAGAGCCTGTTGAAGAGCAAGCTCCCATTAAGTCAAAGTACGTTGACTACCTTAAACCTGTAGTTACGGACGGTCCGAGGGTAGAAGATCAAACAGAAGAAGCTATGACTATGGAAGGTGTAGCTCCTGAAGGTGTGCGTGATCTAACTAGGGATGACGTATTTGATAAGATCCGTCCTTACATGCAACAGCGCTTTGGTATGACTGAGGATAAGTTTGAACGCCAAGAGATTGTTGACGCCTACGTTAACAACATGCGTAAGTTTAACTTTGGTCAGTCTGTAGTTACACTAGGCGAGTTTGCCTACCTTAAGAACGCTAAGGATACAGAGAAAGCCGCAGCTGCTGCAGCCTACAATACGTTTGACTCTATGAAGGGTGCATTTGCTGAGGGTACGTCAGGCATGGAAAAGCTGGACGCCGTGTACGACTACGGCAGGGCTTTGATTGTTGATCCTATTAACATTGCGTCACTGGGTATTGGTAAGCTTCTTACAGGGGGCGCTACTAAGGCTGCTGTACAGGTAGCTAAAGAAGCCGTGAAAAGAGAAGGAGCGCAAATCCTTAAGAGACAGGGTGCAACTAAAGCCTCCAAACAGGCTGTTGTAGAGGTAGAGCGTAAGCTTATGGGCAAGGTGATTGAGAACCAAGCCGTTAAGGGTGAAGGCTACGATATTGCAGCGGGTGCTTTCTCTCAAGCTATGAAGGGTGTAGCTACTAAGGAAGCTGTGGCTGTTGGTGTATCTGACACTGTTGCTGGTGTATCTATGGACGCTGTGTACCAAGCTGCACAGCAGGAGGTAGGACTTCAGACAGAGTACAACAAAGTACAAGGTAGTCTTGCTGCTGCAGGCGGTATGTTTGGTGTTGGTTTATCTGTAGCACTTAGTAAACTCACTAGGTCTGGTGACCCTGATACAGACATGCTTTCTGCTTTGATGTTTGATAGAGCTAACACACAGCTTGCTGAGGCTCGTAAGATTGCTGGTGACGTAGGTCAGACCGTAAAAGACTTAGACTTGTCGGGCTTCCAAGATAGTCTCAAGGGCTTTAAGAAAGGTGTTGAAGATTTCGCTGAGAAGGTGCAGCGTGGTAGCTTAATGCGGTTACTAGGGACAGGACAGCGTGTACCTAAAGAGACACAGATACGTAAGGCTTTCTACTTAGGTGACAAAGAGACAGGTCTCAAGGGTTTGGTAGACATACTGGCTGAGAACGGTGTACGCAACTGGACTAAGCGTTCTGACGATGACAACTTCTCTAACTGGATGATGGATCTAGTTAAAGCTATGCCTAAGGGTGTCCAGGCTGACATTGATGATGCGTTCCGTAACACTCTAGGTAAGGCTGTACCTGACTACAATGGTAAGTCACTCATTCAAGCTTTAGACATGGACGCTCAGGCATTCAGTATAGCAGGGCAAGAACTTAACATTGTAGCTCAGGCTTCCAAGACACTCTCATATATCCCTCCCGGTGAGACAGATGAGATGCTAGCCAAGCTGGTAGATGCAGAGCTTCCCGGTATGCCCGAGCGTATGCGTAAAGCTTTCGGTGAGAAGACTGGCTACTTGCAGCGTAACTTTATACGTATGCTAGTTACACACCCTGGTACTACAGCGCTTAACTTAATTGGTTGGCAGAACGCTAGTGTACTACAGAGTGCTACAGATGTACTTCGTGGTACTTTGTACGGCGGTAACGCAGTAGTTAATACTCTCATGTTCAATGCGCCTAAGGCTGCTGATTACGCTCGTAAGGCTGGGCTTATGTTCTCCCTGCAAAAGCAGAAGATGTCTAACTTACTTGACCCTTCTATGACATATCAGGCTTTCTTAGACTTCGCAGCTTACAACCCTGAAGCAGGCAAGAAGATGTTTAAGTACTTGTCGGGTGGTATTGAGCTAGAGGAAGCTGCTCAGTCAGCTGGGTTTACGGACTTTGGTAAGTTAGCTAAAGAGGCTGGCGTTGAGGGCGCAGATAGACTGACATCTAAGCCGGGTATATTCGAGAAGGCTATGGACGGTCTTCAAACTATCTACGGCGTTAAAGCACAAGACATGCTCACCAAGTCTCAGGAGTTTATGTACGCTATTGATAAGCGTATGCGTGTAGAATACAATGTATCTTACTCTGAGTTCATCAATGACCCTAACCTATGGAGCAAGATGAATGGAGAGAAGTATGCTGAGGTAGTAGCTACAGCTACAGACGATGCACTACGTAACGTGTTCTCTAAGTCTTATGGTGGTACAGAGGGACCACTGCAGTACGTAGCTAAAGCTATTGAAGACGCCCGTAAGATCCCTGTCATTGGTGCTATGGTTCCCTTTGGGCAGTTCTTCAACAACACTATGGCTCATATGATGGACTACACAGGTGTTAGCTTGGCTCACAAGTACCTTGCTGGTACTACACGTGACCCTATGGACCTGTTAACTAAGTCGGCAATCGGTGTGACTTTTATGGGGGCTATGTACGCTCAAGAGAAGGAGTACCTAGACGAAGGTTTACCTCTCTTCACTGAGCGTTCTTCTGATGGGGCTTTACGTAATCGTACTTACGACTTCCCTTACAGCTACTACAAAGCAATGGGGCGTATGATTGCTCACGTTGTACGTGATGGTGAAGTACCTCTGCCTCTATTCCAACAGTTTAAAGATACGTTTGGCTTAGGCCAGTTGACACGTCAGCTTGGTGACTCTGCTAAGATGGCTGAGGGTTTGATCTTGGACATTGTAACTTCTGAAGACCCAGACGTTAAGGGCGCAGCTATAAAGCTAGTCCAAAGCTCTGCAGCAATGTATGCGTCAGGCTACTCACGCCCCCTTGATCCCGTCAACACTATAGCCTCACTAGTTAAGAAGGGTGAGTATGTAACTCCTGATCGTAAGCAAGGGCAAGAGTGGCTCAACAACTCTGTACGTTATGTGGATGAACTGCTTGATGCAATGGATGTGTATAACAAGCCAGAGCAGAAACAGAATGCTCTCACTACCTCAGAGGGACGTGTACCTATCTTGAGATTGTTTGGTGTAAGGGAAGAGCTTGCACAGTCTCCTATACAGGAGTTGTATAACCAAGCAGGGATGCCTCAATGGAGCACGAACATTCGCTCTAACATTAAGGAGCCTCTCAACGACATCAACCGTGTCATCACTCCCATACTGAACTACGAAGCCTCAGCTATGATGGAGCAAAATAGATGGAAGGACGCTAGCCCAGAGAAGCGTAAGAAGCTAATTAGTAAAGTTATAAGTGACGCTAAGAAGCAAGCACTAGAAGTATTGGAGCTTTCGTTTGACCCTGATGACAACAAGTCAACGCTTCTTTATAAGCTAGGTCAGAGTTCGTTCATTAAGAAGAATGATCTTAGAGATCTAATGAAACAGATGGAGCTAGATGATGACCCGTCTAAGCTAACTACTAGACAGCTACAGTTGTTAATAGGCTACATTGAAATAGATAAAGAAAACGAGAAGGCCTTAGATAAAGCCTACGAATAAAAAGAGGGGAGCTGTTAGGCTCCCCTTTCTAGTTTTACTGTATGCCGTGTTTATCTAAACAACTCTTAGACCAGAGCACTGCTTCTTGTAGAGCCTTGATAGCGTGGTCTCGTTCCTCAGAATGATGTAAGTGATACACTAGGTAGTCAGATGTTGTGGTGTACATCTTATCTAACTCAGTGACAAACTCTCTCTTCTTCAGTGCAATGAAACGCTTAGCTTCTTCTTCTATATTAAGTACCATAACACTCCCAAACAATGTTAACTAGGACAGTGTATCATATAGGTGTATAGCTGTCAAGCTCTAACTACAAGCCTTCCTTCATAAACACCTTGACCCACTCAGCACAGATACCACTACGCACAATGTCCTCAATGCCAAACTCTACTACGGGTGCATCAAGCATGTACTTCTTAGATAGATGAATGATCTTAGCTAGACCAGACGTACCCTTCAAGTCTGACTGCTGTATGTCACCATTGAGTACAATAGTACTACCCTCACCTACACGTGTGAGTAGCATCTTGATCTCTGGTATGTCTATGTTCTGTGCTTCATCAACGATAATGAACGCATTGTCAAAGCTACGCCCACGCATCAACGCTAGTGTAGCTACTTCAATGTTACCGTTCTTTACACCAGTATCAACAGCGCCACGCCCTAAGTGTTTCACTAGTACGTCTAGCACAGGCAACGCCCATGGTTGTGCCTTCTCTTCTAGTGTACCTGGTAGGAACCCAATGTCTTTACCTACAGCTACGTGAGGGCGTGTGATAACGATCTTGTCAATCTCTTTGAGTGTGTACAAGTCTGCTGCACATGTAGCTGTAACGTAAGTCTTACCTGTACCAGCAGGGCCAAGGATAAGCACCTGCTTGCTAGAGGCAATGGCATTGATTAGCTTACCCTGATTGTCCGTCTTAGGTACAATGCCAGAGGTAGGCTTAGACGCTGCACCCTTGTAGGTTGTCTTGCGCCGGGTGCGTGTAGGCTTTTCTAGGGGTTCAATGTTGTTCATAGTGCTTCCTTAAGTATACAAGTGCGTTCTCTAGGCCACCTATGTCATCCCCTAAAGCACCTATACCAGTATTGCAAGACCTACACAGCCAACCTCTAAACACTTTAGTATCGTGGCAGTGGTCAAGGTTCAAGACCTCTGTAGTGCTTACAGTACCACAACATTGACACTTAGGATCTTTGAAGGGGTAAGGGTTTTCCTTCTTGAGCTTATAGGTTAGCTTAGTGTTTTCAATATAACAAGGCTTACAGTTCCTGTGGATTCCATTAGGCTTCTTGCTTCTTTCTTCATAGTGGTAGTAATCCGTTAGAGGTTTTAACTCCTTGCAGGTAAGGCACTCTAAGAGTTCGTGATTATTACTAAGTACTTCCGTAGAGTCATCTTCAAAAAGCTCTAACTGCATTACCTATCATCCTCTTCCAGTAGTTTCTTCATTTCAGTATACCCACCAATCAAGTTACCTTTAGTGTCAAACACCTGAGGTAGTGTAGTAATACTAGACCTCTTAAGTAAAGTCAATACCCACTTAGAGCTAGCCGATTGTACGTTGTACTCCGTGTAAGGAAAGCCTCTCCCTCGTAAGAGCGCCTTTACATCATCACAGAAGTTACACTGGTCACGACTTATTATTGTATACATAGTATCTCCTAAGTGAGCAGTTTATACACATGCTTAGGTGCTGGGGTTACACTAGGTCTACGATCTCACAGCTGTCACCAGAGCAGGCCATAGTCTGCATTGACACTGTGTTGTCTTCACTCTCGTACTCATTGAGAAGCCCCCAGTCAATCTTAGCTGGCATCTTAGAGAGCATCTCTTCGTACTCTTCCTTAGTGCAATCCTGATATGGTGCTTGCTGGTAAGTATGATCTGAGTGTGGCAAGAATGACACACCTGACATCTCATCGAAGTACTCATAGACAAATGCACCCACAGCCATCCACTCACTGTCACGAACTGAGATAGTTACACTTGGCTTATGCTCACACCAGTGTCGCTGATAGGTAAGCCACAACTCAAGCTGCTCTACGGCTGTCATATCGTTACGTGTTACTGCCTGCTCAGGAGACTTGACAGGGAAGCTAAACACTACAGTACTATCAGGCTTCATAACGCAAGGCTCATTAGGGATACCTTGGTCGATCATAAACTGTGTCAGAGGGTCTTTGTTATCACCACGGACAGTACGAATATAATAGGGGTTGTGCCTAGCGTGAATACCACTAGCGGAATCAACCAGTTGTGATACCGTACCGGAAGGTTTAACGCAGCTGATAGCAGCACTAGCAGGGATGCCAAGCAACTCAGCCCACTCAGCGTTAGTACTAACAGCGATGTCACGAAGATGCTCAAGTGTCTTATCCAATCCTTTGTTAGACGATGTCATTAGTGGGTTATCCATAATGCCTGTCATAGACACACCAAGCAACCGTTCTTCTGCAGTGTTCTTCTGCCATACCTTACGTAGGTAGGGGAACTTAATCATAGTGGACTGGATAGTACCCAGGATAGTAGCCAGCCTAACCTTACGTTCAAGATCCTTCAGTGTATCGGTAGCACGTACTACACACTCCGTTAAGTTACAGAACTGATACGGACGTAAAATGATTTCAGAACAAGGGTTTGTACCGAACTCATAGTTAGGATCACGCCGCCCAAACTTAGCTGCTTGCTTCTTGGATGCTTCACGATTAAAGATACCACGCTCACCAGACTTAGACTCAACCAGTGCAAGCCACTCACGCATGAATGTTTCCATGTCTGGCTTCTCAGTGTATGACACAGAGTTGTTAGCTAAGGCACGATGCCCAGCTGTTTCCCACCACTGTCCTGACTTAGCGTGACGCATACGGTCATCGCTGAGATTAGATAGTGAGATCATAGCTGAACGTCTCACACCACCTACGACAACGATCTGACCAATGAAGCACATCAAGTCGTGACATTCCATAGAGCTAAGCTTACGTCCTTGTGCAGCCTTGAAGGTAGACACAGCAAAGTTAAACAACTCTACTAGTGGCGCTGGGCCTGACGCTCTACCGCCAAACGTCTTAAGCCTTGCCCCTGCAGGGCGCACCTGTGACACATCCCACTTAGGGATCTCACCAGCCCAGAGGAGAGCAAGAACTTGACGGAACCCCTTAGCCCAGCCTTCCTTACTGTCCTTAACGACAACGACAGACTCACTCTCGAACAACTCAGGTACTTCTGGGAGCTTGCTGATGAACTGGCGCTCAACGGAGAAGCCAACCCCCGTCCCGCAGAGGAGAATGTACATAGCCTCATCGAAGGACTTAGGGTCATCTACGGGTAAGTAGCTACAGTTGTAGCCTGCAGTGTTGTCACGATCAAGCGCTGGGCCTGCTGTCATCATAGCTCTCATTGATGGCATGATGTCTTGGTTAAGTATAGCCTGCTCAATGTCTTTGATGTAGGAGTTATCAATCTTAATGGCAGGGCGTACTACATTGTCCATGTAGCGTGACACTGTCTCACTATACGCCTCACGCCCATTGCCATCGAAGTACTTAGCGTATCGTGACTTGTGAATGAAAGACTGGTAGTCTGTGGGTAGATAGTTATCACTCATTATCGTTTGTCTCCTGACCCTTTAAGGGTTCCTCTAGCTTTACGGTCTTGTAGTTTCTCTAGGTTAGCCTTGGCTATGTCTCCCAGGTCTACGTTAAGGTCTCTACATAGGGCTGCTATATACCACAGGCAATCTCCTATCTCTGCTTTAAGTGAAGACTTGTCTAGCTTACCATCACGGATAACCTTCTTCACCTTGTTGGCTACCTCCCCTGCCTCACCAGCTAAGCCCAGCGCAGGGTAAGTGATAGCATGTTGTGTAGGATAGATAGCTGTACTAGCTGCTGCCTTTTGATAAGAGGATAGCGTCATGTCTTTGTACATAGTACTATCCTTGTAGTAATCCCACGCTTCTAAGTCTGTCTCGTTAATCATAGCCTCTCCTTCACCACTAAGTTGTCTACTCTAACGTCATCAACGTCATAGAACATATCTTTAATTAAGTCATACACATCTTCTGGGTGTGCATCTTGTACTGACGATAGGAAGTTAGCATCCCTATCCACATTTAATACAAGTGTTACACTAAACTTCTCATCCATTAAGAACCTACCTTAAGTTTGATACGCTTGGTCTTGACTGCCTTACCTTTCTCTTCAAGCCAGTCAGGGGGTATTACCCTATGTGAATACAGAAAGTTATTCTTATCACACCACATTGCGTATGTCGTTTTAGAACCCTTGTATAACTTAGCCTTGGCATTACTAAACACTAGCCTGATGTCTAACTCTGGGTGTTGTTCCCTTACTGCTAGATGCTTACGCCTGTCTTCATTATCAAAGATACCCTTTGTCTCAACTATGATACCGTTGTCTAAGATAAAGTCTGGAGTATAAGTCCTGTACCTGAGATCCTTCCACTCAATCTTAAGATCTTCATACCTAAAGTTCTTCTTGTTTTGTTTCAGGTACTCAGCTACAACTTTCTCTAATCCACTACGGTATCTGTGAGCGTTATGCTTCCGTACTACCAAGCTCATCTCCTATAAACACATAGTCTACCATAGGTTTCTCTTTAGCAGTAGAGACACGAGACGGTAAGGTCTGCAAGTCAGGCCAGCACTTATGCTTGTAAGCACAGAAGCCACACGATACGCCAAGCTTTAGATTACCTGACGGTTTCTTGCGGTACGTCTCAGGGATAGCCTCAAAGCAACGCTCAAAAGGTTTGTCCTCTTTGATGTACGCTACCGTATCTTCGATCTTGTTTAACTCCTGATCGACATCTACAGATGAAGCATCTACATACTTAAACTGACCGTTAGCTTTGTTGATTACCCACCAGCCACCGACACCTTTGTCAGCTGCAGTAGCATAGCCTACCAGCTGGCTTACATAACCAAAGGCATCACCCTTAGCTAAGGTCTCGAAGTCTGAGAACTTATGCATGTAAGACCAAGGAGAGGCAGACTTAACGTCATCAACCTTATCATCTAAGATCATGTCGAACTCACCGTTGATCTCTGTACCGTCAGCAAGAGTGAGTACAACCTTTTCATTGTCAGTAAACTCAACAGCAGCAGCCCGAAGTAACCCTTTGAATACCGCCTCCACAATGTCTCCTAATATCATGTTCATCAGGAAGTGTGGAGGGAAAGGTATCTTATCTTCTGGGTCA